CTCTGGAATGCTAATTCTTTCGATCTTTGTTAAAGCAGGAAACGGTGATACTGAACTGTTCAATATTGCTGATTCAATAGACTCATTTTTCCAAGGAAAGACTTTGGCAAATGGAACCCAATTTGGTACAAGCTCTTTAATGAAGCTTGGCCTTGATCCCGCAGATAAATCTCTTTATCGTGGTGATTATTCAATAAATTTTAAAGCTTATGGAGATTAAATAACATGGCACATATTACATCAATTGGCGCTGGTATCTATTCTGCTCTTGCAGTTAATACTACCGCTATTACTTCTACTACTGCAGTTGATACACTTGCAGAATTGGTAGCATTGTTTGCTGATGATACAGCATTCAAAGAAGTCAAAAACGTTCGTGAGTTCCCACAGATTGGTACTCCTGCTAACATCGTCAACGTACCAGTTTATGGTTCTAAGACATCACAGCAGATTCAAGGTCAATCTGACGCTCCTAACTTGGAAGTGACAATTAACTACATTCCTTCCGAGTGGGATCCTACCACTGTTGGTGGTCTGGGTGCTAAGGTTGGTGACGGTAAGCAATATGCTTTCCAGTTCTCCCTCTTGAACTCTAAGCCAGCCAGCCTTGAGACCAATGCTACTGGTTTGGGCGCTACTGCCAACTCTAACTTCTACTTCGTTGGTAAGTTGGAAGCTTTGTTGGTAAGCCCACAGTTGACTGATGCTAACCAAGCAACTTTGACTCTGTCTATTCAGAGCGAGTTCTTTGGTCCAGCTACTGTTGCTGCGGTCTAATTAACTTAGGAGGGTAATTCCTCCTTTTACCGGGGGACGCTAAAGAGAGATCTGAGGCCTCCCCTAGGTAGTATTAATAGTATTAAGGATAATTATGGTTGATAATAAAGAAGATAAACCACCATTCAGTAAATCATTTGTTATGAAAACTACATTTCGTCATATGAGACGTAGTGTTGATATTAGTATTCGTAAATCATTTGAAAGGTTTCAAGACTTTGATAAAGATAGCGAAGTAGGAAAAGAGATTATGGAGACACTATCTGTGCTACATACAGTACGTAAAGTTCTAGATGATTTTCAAGAAAATAATAAACATCTATTCATTGATAATAAGTAAAAAGGAAAAATATGAAACATTTAGTTGGTAAAAAGATTAGTAAAAAAGTAGACTTCATGGGCGATAAAGTTGAGATTAAAAAGCTCACAGTCAAAGAAGTTCTAGATATCCAAGAGGCTACAAAGAATACCTCTGAGGATGATCAGGTTAACACGCTTCGTGTGATTATTCGTTCAGCTGTAGTTGGAGCTGATGAATTGTCAGATGAAGATATTGCAACATTTCCACTAGAAGAGCTAACATCACTCTCAGCAGAGATTGTTAAGTATTCTGGTATGGTAGGGCCAGCCGAGGGAAACTAACCCCTGAAGAGCTGACTGTTTATGAATTGGCATATCACTTACATATGCCTGTTTACAAAATCCTAGATGAAATGCCCTATGAGGAATTTATAGGATGGAATCAGTTCTTCGCATCAAGACCTGTAGGATGGAGAGAAGACTACCGCACATCTTTGTTGCTTAGTGCACAGGGTGTTAAAAAGAAAGGTTCCGAAATTTTTGAATCATTAAAAACTTTAGAGAGAAAATCTAAATCAGCGATTACTCCTGGTTTCTTGAAACTTCTAAAAGAAGCAAATGGTGCAAAAGATTGGAATCCCACTATAGAATGAGGTAACTATGAGTTTAAGCTTAAAAGTAAATTTTGATAAAGAAATCAGAAGGATTGAAAAGGAAGCTGTTAAAATAGCTGAGGGTACTATCCAAGAAAGAACACGGTTTACTACTGAGGCATTAAAGTCAGTTACTCCTGTAGATACAGGTTATGCAGCTAGTAGGTGGAAATATGAGATGGTTAAAATAAACGGTGAACTTGTTGGTAAGATAGATAATGATGCGCCATACATTGGTATATTGAATACTGGTTATTCAAAGCAAGCACCACCATTTTTCATTGAACAAGTGCTACTTACTATTGGTGAAGTTTCGGCACCAATAAATTTTAGCGAGAAATAAAATAATAGCCCTAAGATGGCCTCTAATACTGAGGATTCATTTTAGGGCTTTTTTATTATGGAGAACAAAATATGTCAGTAGAAATTAAAGTCACGGCAGACACGAGAAAGGCATCTGACGACATAAATAGGCTAAGAGGCTTATTGAAAAAAGTACAAGATGAAGCCATTAAGAATAACAAAAAGGCAAAGATATTAGATGTAGATATTGAGCAATCAAAGCTCACTAACTTAAATAAAACAGTACAAAGTTTAACATCTAAATTACAAAGAAATTCACAATATAAATTGTTTGATGCAAAAGCTTTAGAGGCTAGCGTTACTCAAACAGATCAAATAAATAAAAATCTTAGCAGTATTAATAACTCTGCTTTGAGAGTTGGTAATACCCTTAAGTCAGCTTTTGCCGTAGCGACAGTAGGTGTATTCGGAAGCTCTTTGTTAAAGACAGCTCAACAGTTTGATGGATTAAGAACTAGGTTGAATGTCGCAACAGGTTCAATCATAAGAGCACAAAAGGCTTTCTCTGACATCCAAAGATTTGCAGCAGAGACTAAATTTAGTGTAGATGCATTAACTGATTCTTATGCAAGACTGGCCAACACTGGTAGTGATTTATTAAACTCAAATACTAAGGTGTTAAATGGCTTAGAAGCTATTGCAAATGCTATTACTGCAGTTGGCGGTGGAGATTATGAGATCCAACGAGTAGCAGAGGCGTTTGCTCGTATGGCAGCTGAAGGTCGTGTTACATATGAACGCCTAGAGCCATTAACCACAGCAGGTATTAGCTTACAAAGGATTGCTGCAGCGTCTGGAAAATCCTGGTCTGAATGGACAAGGGTTATGGGTGAAGGCAACTTGACCTTTGATGAGGTTTATACCGCTTTCTATAAGCTCACAACAACCACTAAAGAATTTGGTGGACTTGCTAGAAAACAAACAAATAGCCTTTCTGGAGCGTTCTCAAATCTTGGAGACTCCATAAAGAACTTACAAGACATTGTTGTAAACAGCACTGGTCTAAAGAAAATTATTATTAGTGTTGTAAATTCAATTACATCAGGTATAAAATCAATAACTAACTTTATTGAATATGATTTAAATAGGTCAATAAGACAATTTAGATTGTTTATGTTAGATCTAGATATTGCACTGACTTCGGGTAGCAAATCTATATCAGACTTTATTAATAAAGCAAAAAGTTTAGATGTTAAGAGTTTCTTACCAGACTTAAGCAAGTACTCATTAAATTTAAACGACTATCTACCTAAACTGAATACTGTACAAGAGAAGATTGCAGACTTTGGTAAGTTTGTTATCAAAGTATTTTATAATATTTGGGATGTGATTGTAGGAAACTCTTATTGGCCAGATACAATCGAGGGTATTGCAGACTGGGCTAATAGACTTTATGGAATGGCTTCTCCAGGTATCGATAAGTTTGCTAACTATGCAAAAGATGTATTTGAGGATCTCAGGAATGTATTTAGCTTATGGCAGGATAAAATCTCAATAGAAATTGAATACATTCAAGATGTGGGTGCATTACAGTATATCAAAGAATTATTTGAAGATATTGTTACTGCAGTAAAGAATTTAGGTAACTCAGGTTTAGAGGCTGCAGCTAAAATTATTGATTACTCTTTTGACTCAATTGGTAGAGGAATCAAGAGACTCAGTGAATTCTCTAAGTCAGCCAGTGGAGAAGTATTTAATCAGTTTGCAGATGCAATGTCAAAGCTCCTAGGTGTCTTTATCCCTGGACTCAGGGAGATGCCACAGCTAGCAGCTAAACTTCAGGCTGCATTAGCTAAAATGGATGCATCTAAATTTGATGTATCTTTTAAAGAATTTAAATTAGACGTTCAACAAAAGTTTAATGCTATATCAACTAGGACTTTAGAGGAAAACTTAGCAATAACAGTTGAAAATACACTTGCATTATTAGACAAGGGCCTTGCTAATACAGAAACATTTAATAAAGGTTTTACTAGCATCGGTGAAACATTTGGTCGTATTATTCGTAGAGCTACGACAGATAACCTAAAGACTACATTCCAAGAAGATTTACAAGATATTATTATTGCAGCATTCTTAGTTGCTTTTAATCAAGGATTTAGACAAATTGCAGTTGCAACTTTGATATTTAAAATTGCATTTGGTGAAGACGCAAGCTTTGTTGATGGGCTAAATAGTATTAAGAAGCAAATTACCGACTTTGGCAATTCAATACTTAAAGGCTTAGGTATTGAAGGATTTATGCCTAGCTCTGGTGGATTTATTGTAGGTTTATTATTTGGTGCTGCGGCTTTAGGTATTGCTTCCGGGAAGATGACAGCCTTAATTGGAGTTGTTAGTAAAGAACTCTTAAACTTCTTTATTCTGAAAAAGATTTTCGGAAATGACCAACAAGCAGCTGCAACCCCAGGAGCACAAGCTGCTGGTAGTACTATGGGTAAAGCATTTAAAATTGGATTTTCTGCAGTTGCAGGTATTGCTGCTTTATTTATTGGCTCCCATCTAGCAGATGCTATTGCAGAATCACTTGGTGTTGAAAATACCTTTTATCATTTAGGTCTTACTGCAGGTGCTATCTTCTTGACAGGTTGGGTAATAACCGCTAGTGCTAGTGCCTTTGGTACATGGGCAGCTACAGTGGCTGGACCTGCTATTATTATGGGCTTAAAGAGATTAGCCATAGCTGCGGTGTTCTCTGCATCTATGTTCCCCGCTGGTGCTGCTATCATCTCTGCTGTTGGGACCATGGTTGCCGCTATTGCAGCAGCTTTTACTTTACCTGTATTACTAACCGCATTAGGTATTGCCGCAGGTAGCTCAATTATTTACTATGCATTATTCGGTGATAAGGATGCAAAGGGTATTGAAGGCAGGGTTACTAGATTTGCATACTGGCTTGGAGATACTTTTAAAGCCATGACTATGACACTAGGAAATATTGCGGGAACTATATTTGATTCTATTATAAATGGAATAAAGAATGGCTTTGGTTATATTTTTGATAGAGCAAAAGATTTAAAGAATTTCTTATTTGATAAATCCTTTAAACAACCTAAAGCAGAGATAAATCCACAACAGCGGAGAGCTAATGGTGGACGTATTAGTGGCCCCGGAACTGGTAGATCTGATTCTATTATGGCCCGCTTGTCTAATGGAGAGTTTGTAGTTAATGCTAAAGCAACTTCTGAAAACCTTCCCTTGTTGCAACAAATTAATAGAGGAATGCCCGCCTTTAAATTAGGTGGACTAGTTGATGTAGATTTTCTACGAAGAGAAGAGAATGGTCCTTCTGGAAAGCCAATAACTAAAGGTTATATTCCTAAGAAAGGAAGTACTTCTGGTGTAACTATTGCTACTGGACTTGACTTAGGCCAACAAAATTTAGGTTCACTAAGGGACATGGATATCTCTCCTTCTTTAAGGATTAAGTTCTTACCGTATTTAGGTAAAAAGGGTAAAGAAGCTGCTAATATATTGGCTAGAAAGCCTTTAGAAATAACTGCAGAAGAAGCTAGAGATACAGAAGAGAAAACTATTGAAAAATATGTTGAGTATACTCAAAATCAATTTAGGGAAATTTCTAAAAAGGTTAAGGGCCCTTCGTTTGAAGGTTTACCAAAACCAGTAAGAACTGCTTTATTCTCAACAGTATTCCATAAAGGCAATATTACAAAGAATGAAGGATACTCTGCTGCTTTAGCATCTGCAAGAGGAGACTTTGCATTAGCTGCAAAAGTTTATGAGGATTGGGCAAAAGCTGATAAGAAAGGTTTTGGCGGAAGAAGAGCCAGAGAAGCTGCATTGTTTAGATCAGCCATTCCTAATAATATTATTGATAAAAATAACAATTTACCCGCTATTAAGGAAATAGAAAAGAAAAAGGAAGAAATACAAAAGCAAGAACCAAAAGGCTTTTTAGAGAGATGGTTTGAGCCTTTATTTACTTCTGGATTGTTTACTGATAAAACATTAAATGTAATAGATAAAGTAACAGAAGGTCAAGAGTCAATTATTGCATCTATGATCAATAAAGAAATGTTATTTGGAAATAAACCACTTAGCATTAGAACAGGTGAAATACAGTCCTCTATAACTAATGATATAGGCGAACTGTATAAGCTTGATATAGACCCAATTGCTATACTACAAAATGTTGGTAAACCTAAACCCACTAAGAGAAGAAAACCTAAGTCTGTAGCCCCTGCTAAAACTATGGTAGGAAGAATTGGTGGTTTACCCAAGTATGCTGATGGAACAGAAGAACCTATTAATCCACAAGCGCCAGATCTTGGTCTTAAGATTGGTGAGCTTAATGGAAGTAGATATTTAAGAAATGATGCCCTATTTAATTCTTTAACTCCTGATCAAAAATTAATAGCACATTCCAAAGAGCTAAATCAAGCTCTTATGAAAGAATTGACACATAATGTCAAGGTTAATTTAAATGATTACTTTGGAGCAAATGAAGACGCAATAACCACAGGTAGTGCAATTGCTAAAGGTGCCTTAAATGGTGCTAAGGTAGACCTGTTTGGAGGTAAATTAAGTGGCAGAGTATCTAAAAATGGAGTCTATGTAAAGTTTGTTAAATCATTTGCGGATGGTGGTCAGATAACTGGCCCAGGAACAGGTCGCTCAGACTCTATACTTGCAAGGTTATCTAATGGCGAATTTGTAGTTAATGCAGAAGCAACTAGGAAAAATCTTCCACTATTACAATCTATGAATAGTGGTTCAATTCCTGGATTTGCAGATGGAACTAAAAAGCCTGTTGGCAAATCAAATGCTGTATTTGCTCAAATTGATCCTACTAGGGATGTTCAAGAGATTGAGATTAAAGGCAATAAGATAAAAATTAATTTGGCCGAATTCTTTAATGTATTAGAAGATCTCAAAAAGAACAATAAATCTGTTGCAGAGAGCACAGGAGCCCTTGCTGAAGGATTAAAGAAATCAGCAGGTACTTTAGATGCTGGATTTGCTAAAACTGCAATTGCACAAAATAGATTACGTGCTGAGGCTTTAGATTTAGTTTCTGACCCAGAAATCTTTAGTGGTTTATCAGAGTTGGCTTCTAAAAGAATAGCTTTTAAAAAGAGCAATATAGCCAGTAATTCAATTCAAGGTATTAGTAATGAAACTATTGGAGCTATCAGTTCAATACTTAAAGAGATAGAACCTAGCTTTAAAACAATTGAACCTCAAGTATTCACTAAGAATCTAGTGGATAGCTTAAGAGCAAACCAAAGATCAACTAAGGATATTGACTCATTATTTAAAGAGATACTTGGATTGCAAGGCAGAAAGACTCAGCCAGGAAGAACTCCTGAACAAATAGAATCAATTGAGTCTCAGCTAAAAACATCTATTGATAAACTTCAAATTGAAATTGCTAAAATTACTCCTGATTTTGAAGTTGCAAGAAGCAATGAACCTATATTTAGCCCTCAAGCAAAAACATTAGGTAAGACTCAATCATCTGCCTTTATAAGCGACTTTAATACTGGATTATCACAGTTCCTTAAAGGTGAAAAGTCTGGAAAAGAATTTGGAGATATTTTAAAGAATCAGTTTACAAGTCGTATTGTTGATAACTTTGCAACGGGTATAACTAGTAAATTATTTACTGAATCTACATTTTTAAATTTATTTGCGGGCTCAGCCAACCTAGGTGAAAATTTTGGTTCTGTATTAAGACCTGCTAAAGAAATTCCAGTTAACTTAGGAGAATCAGAAGTAATTGATAAATTATTTACTGGTGAAGGTATTGCTGGGTTATTTGGTGGCGGAACTAAAGGCCCAGTACCAGTTACTGTAGTACCGGGACCTGCTAGTATATTTAAGCCTGGTGCAAGCGGTGGATTATTCGATGGTATTGGGGATAAGTTAAAAGGCTTTGGAAGTGGTCTTAGTGACTTCTTTAGTAAAGGCTTTTCTGGGTTTGGCTCATTATTTAGTTCGTTTCCAGCATTTGCAGAAGGTGGTGCTATTCCTGGAAACATGGGTAGTGCAACACCAGTCCTTGCTCATGCAGGAGAAATTATTTTGAATGAGGCACAACAAGCTAGAGTAGCTGCTGCTATGAATAACTCAAATCAACAAGTAGTTAACGTAAATATTACAGGCGATATTAGTCGTCAAACAAAATCGGAAATTTATAGAATGCTCCCATCTATTGCTGAGGGGGTTAACTCCCACAATAGAGAGAAAGGATTAAG